TAGATGCTTCTCAAGCAAAGAGTGAAGGTGTAGGTTCTGGTGTAGCGAGAGCAAGAGATATTATCAATGGTAATCTCAGCTTAGATACAGTCAAACGCATGTACGCTTTCTTTAGTAGGCACGAAAAGAATTACAACCCTAAAAAGAAAATGCCTGATGGTGGACCTACTGCTGGTACTATCGCTTGGTTACTTTGGGGTGGTTCTGCAGGTTTAGCTTTTGCTAGGCGTGTGTTAAAACAAGAAGATATTCTAAAAAGCTATATCAAAGATATTACCGATTCTGAAGTTAATTCAGAAGATATCTTACCGGGAATTAAATTACCCGTTACAAAAGCAGTTGATGAAGAGCTAAAACAAGCTACATTTATTGTCATGGTTCCAGAAGAAGTTGATGCACACGGTGATGTAACCAGTGAAGCTGAAGTTCGTAAGGCTTGTCATAACTTTAATAAATACAGCATGAAAGCTAATCTATTTCATTTAGTTGAAACAGATACTTTTGAGTTCTGCGAAAGCTACTGCTGCCCTAGTGATTTTGTGCTAGGTGATAAATTTGTAAGAAAAGGCACTTGGTTAGCAACTATTCAATCTTTAGATGATAGTCTTTGGGAATTAATCAAGTCTGGTGAAATTAATGGTTTGAGTATTGGTGCTTTAGCATCTGTCGAATCAATCGAAGAGGATGAATAATGGCAACACAACGTAAAGCTAAAAGAAAACTATCTGATATTAGTTTCGAAAAAGAAGGTGCTCTCGTAGCACTTACTTCTAAATCACAAGGTGGTCCAGCTAATACTCACGATTATGCACTTGTGCTAAAATCTAATAAATTCAGTGAAGAGTTTGTAGAGAAGATGCAACAAGTTCGTGTAACTATGGAGCTACCTGATTTTCTACGTAAGTTTTTCTCGCTGTATGGAGATGACGTTGAAATCTTAGCTCGTATGATGGGTTATGAGAAACCTGAGTCTGGAGAATATCCTGAACCAATGGAAAGCTACGAAGATTATATTCAATCTAAAATGGAAGCTTTTGAGATTTTAAAGTCTGCTAATTCTGCAGATACTTTATCTGAAGTTCTATCTGAGTTAGATGAAACAGAATACCTAGCGATGCTAAATGATCAAGCTTTAATTGAAAAAGCATTTGAAGATATTGAGAAAGCATATAAACCTAAAGTTGGTGATATGGTCCGTTGGAACTCTAGTGGTGGCAAAGCTACTGGTAAAGTTGAGCACGTTATGACCGAAGGCACATTAGGTGTACCAAATACAGAGTTCAGCATCAAGGCTACTAAAGAGAATCCTGCTGTACTAATCAGAATTTATAGAGATGACGAAGCAACAGAAACACTTGTTGGTCATAAGTCAACTACACTAACTAAAGTGCAAAAGTCTCTATCCACAGAATCTGCACCTGCTGCTCTTGCAGACGGTAATGATACCTCAACAAACGCTGGCGTTGAGAATATTGAAGGGGTGTCTACCTCTGTTAACAAAGAAGAATTGGAGAAATCTAAGATGGAAGACGAAGTAAAAGTCGAAACCGTTGAAAAAGCTCAGTTTGAACTTGTGCAAAAAGCTCTAGACGAGCAGAAGGTACAACTACAAAAAGCTCTTGAAACAATCGCTCTATTTGAAGCTGAGAAAAAAGAAGCTGTGAATAAAGCAAAAACTGAAAAAGTTAAAGCTATCGTGAAAGACGAAAGCAAAGTACAGGCAATCGCTAAGGCTGCACTGGCACTAGAATCCGAAGATGATTTTACTGCGTTCCTATCTGCTGTTGAAGCATTGGTAGCAACCGTAGAGACATCTGAGATGTTCGTAGAAAAGGGTGCTTCTACTCAAGAAGAACCTGCTGTTAAAGAATCTGCTGTGGCAAAGTTACTTAAAGCCAAGCAAGTCAAGTAATATTAAAAGGAAAATAAAATGCCACTAATCGCAACAGAAGCAAAACGTCTTTCTAACGTTGTCAAACAAGAACTCTTCCCTGAATCTGGCTACACACGCCTTGTTGTAACATACAACGGTACTGCTGCTACTCTAGTTCCCGGTACTGTTCTAGGTAAAGTCACCACTGGCGGTAAATACAAAATTGCCGTACAAACTGCATCCGATGGTTCAGAAGTCGCTGACGCAATCGTAATGGTTGAACAAACCGTTGCAGGTAGCACCGATACTAAGGTTCTATGCATGGTACGTGGTCCTGCTATCGTATCCAAAGCTGGTCTAGTCCTAGATGCAACTTACAATACTGATGCTGAACTAGCTGCTGTATACGCTGCTCTAGAAGCTAAGGGTATTCTCTGCAATGATGCAGCTTAATATCTGACAGATACCTACAATAAAATAAGGAAATTATAATGCAAACTCGTAGTTTTGAAAAACCATTTGAGCTAGTCGATTACACAGAAGAACTACTCTTAGTTCCTAATAAATGGGGTCTAATCAATGAATTAGGTCTTTTCGGTGAAGAAGGCGTAGCTCAACACAGCGTTACCGTTGAATCCAGCGAAGGTACTCTCGGTCTAGTTACCGACAAAGTTCGTGGTGAACGTAACAACGTAAACAAGAACGACACTCGTGCTCTACGTTCATTCGCTATTCCGCACTTCCCAATGGATGATGCTGTTAAGCCTGAAGATGTTCAAGGTAAACGTGCTTACGGTTCTGCTGATCAAGCTGAAACTGAAGCTGCAGTTATCGCTCGTAAGCTAGAGCGTATCCGTATGAACCACTCAGTAACTCTAGAAGCTGCTCGTGCCTATGCTATCACTGTTGGTGCTATCTATGCTCCTAACGGTACTGTATCTGGTAACTTCTACACTGATTTCGGTATCACCCGCAAGTCTATTGACTTCGTACTCGGTACTTCTACCACTGACCTAAACGCTAAGTCAGAAGAAGGTATTGCTCACATTCAGGACACCATCCAAAGTGGTGAAGTTGTCAGCAACATCATCGTGCTATGCTCACCTGCTTTCTTCGGCAAGCTAATCAACCACGCTACTGTTAAAGAAGCTTACAAGTATTACACTAGCACTCAAGAGCCACTACGTAACCGTCTAGGTTCTGGTGTCTATCGCCGTTTCGTACACGGTGGTGTTGAGTACATTGAATACCGTGGTTCTTACAACGGTACTGCTCTAATCCCTGCTGGTGAAGCTTACATGCTACCACAAGGTACTGCTGACATGTTCAAGACTTACTTTAGCCCTGCTAATAAGTTCTCACACGTTAACACTATCGGTGAGCAAGCCTATGTATTCACTTACCGTGATCCAAAGGATAGCGAGATTCAGATTCAATCAGAAGCCAACTTCTTGAACTTGATTCGCCGCCCACAAGCTGTTGTTCAACTAACAACCAGCAACTGATGATCGCCCTTCGGGGCTTTCTAAAGTAAAACTTAGATTCCCTCTTCGGAGGGTTTCTAACATAAACATTGCATTGTAACAATACTTATGTTATAATTTAGTTTTTATGTTAGATATAATAAAGGATGTATTATGACAATTCATGCATTAAGAATAGAACTCGGAGATACTTCTCCAGAATTCCCCATCATGAGTGATGACGAATATAACTATTTTCTAAGTAAACACGATTGGAATATTAGTAGAGCTACAATGGATGCAGCCAAGAGTATTATGCTCAAGCTTTCCATGCGTACAGATGAAACCGTAGATATCTTTAGTATCAAAGGTACTGCTGCTGCTAAGAATTACATGCAAGCTTTGCAGATGTACATTAAGAATCCTGATCTTAACACAATGTACGACAAGATTCAAGGTTATGCTGGTGGTATCTCAAAAGAAGATATGTTAAAGAATGACAGCAATTTAGATAATAATATTATTGTAGAGCCTACTGCTGAAACATTTACTTATCGTCCAAGTTCATTTGGTATTTAACTAAAGGACTTTTATGGATAGATATTTAGGTATAGCATTAAGAGCTATTACTCAGCACGGTAAAAATTGCACTTATACAATAGTTACTGAAGGTACATATAACATTGAAACTGGTAGTACAACTAACACTGAAACTTCACATACGTTAAAAATGTACAAGAAGCATATTCGTGCTAGTCAATATAACTTTCCAAACATGATCGGTAGAGATTCTGCATTATTTTACTTAGCTAATAATGCATTAAGTTTTATACCTGCACCTAAAGATAAGATTACAATTAAT